TAAACCATGAGAAGCTTTATTAAATCGAACGACATTGGAACCATTTGTAGTGGTTATAGTAAAACCTGTAACGGCTGTATCAAGTGGAGTAATATCAAAAAATTCATCCCCGTAAAAAAGAAATAAACCTTTACTCGTACCAAGCGCAGTATAACGTTCACCATTTAAACTAGTAAAAGCATGTTGTGCTCTTGCTGGCCCAGGTAAAGTATCGTGAGAGGAAGTTAATTGATTCCACCCACCTATCTTTTCGGGTAAACCATATCTAAATCTAACAAAATCTCCATCTGTCCATTGACCTTCGGCCCCTGATTCTGTGGCTTGCTTGTTAAATCCTGGCTTGAAGTTTAATTTCTGTAGCATATAGTAGGTTATATAATAATTTTTAAAAGAAGGAAAGCACCAATATAATGGATCATTTAGAGGCGGTTGTCGAGCTTAAAAATATAATAGATATTAAATTTATTGAAAAATTAGTACCCTTTATAAAACACAAGGCTAAAAATGATTTAACAGTTAGATCAGGTGTTCGTAAAGACATAAGAAATGTAAAAGGATATTCTTTAGATCTTACAACACCCACCAATTTATTCTACTGGAACTTTGTAAAACAAGAAATAAACAGATTGTATTTCCACTACAAATATAAATTTCCTCTAATGATGAGTAATAAAATAAATCAAATTGATTTATTAAAATATTCACCGGGGGGAAAATATGAAGTACACACAGATCATTACACTACTTCACCTAGACATTTAACTATTATCATGAATTTAAATAGTGATTACGAGGGAGGGGATTTAGTTTTTACAGATCAAAAAGAAAAAGAAATTAAAAGATTTAACCTTGGTAAAGGTTCTATTGTATTTTTTCCAAGTAATTTTATGTATCCCCATAGTCTTCAACCAATTACAAAAGGAACTAGATATAGTATAGTATCATGGCTGCAGTAAATTTTAAATTAATAAAAGGTTTTTTTACAGAAGACGAGTTAAAATTATTACATAAATATTGTTACAATAAAGTGGACTCTGATAAAGATTATAGTTTGGCGATACAATCTTTTTCACCTGGATGGTATCATGATCCTCTCATGACCTCTGTGTTAGATATTAAATTACCTTTGGTGGAAAAAGAATCAAATTTAAAATTATTTCCTACTTATGCATATTGGAGATATTATGTTTATGGAGGCACACTAGCAAAACATATAGACAGACCCTCGTGTGAAGTATCTGTAAGTGCGTGTATAAAAAAATATGACAACTGGCCTATTGTAGTAGAGGACACTTCTTTTGAATTAGAAGAAGGGGATGCGGTGTTGTACGCCGGTTGCGATCAAGAACATTGGCGTCCTGGAGTCTACAAAGGTGAGGGTTTAGCTCAAGTATTTTTTCACTATGTAAATCAAAATGGACCTTTTAAGCACTGTGCTTATGATAAGTGCAGAGAGGAAACAGAACATCAAAAATAATTATGTATATATTATCAATTCATTTTGGTCATGATGGTGCGTTTTCTATATCTAAAAACAACGAATTATTAATGCATTGTCAATTAGATAGATTCAACAGAGTTAAGCATAGTTGTAAACTATCTAATTCTGTATTAATTTATTTCCAGTCTTTAAAAATCATATTTAATTTTGTAATTTTTACAGATTTAGAAGAAAAAGATAATGTACAAGACGAATATTATTTAAGAAAAGCATTTAGTAAACTTAAACTTATAAACAAGCATACTCAATTTATAAACTTTGCAAACAAACAAAATAGACAACATCATCTTTTTCATGCTTACTGTAGTATGGTTACAATAGGATCAAATGAAAAATATGTTGTGGCTGATGGAGGTGGCATAGTAGATGAAACATATGAATATGAATGGGAATCTGTTTATGATAAAAATTTTAATTTAGTTTCTAAGTATAATAAACAAATTGGAGTATACTATGGTAGTGTAACAGCTGAACTATTTAACACTACCTATAAAGAAGGATTTTATCTTTGTGGAAAAACAATGGCCTTGTCTCAGTATGGAAATAAAATAATAAAATCTGCTAGTAATTTAACCGAAGAAAAAAATAACACAGAGTGTCAAAATTTTTTATATTCCCTTCAAAAAGAAGCTGAGAAAGATTTATTAGAAATAATGCCTAAAGAAAATGTTAATTATACTGGTGGAGTGGCACAAAATATTTTAGCTAATTATCATTTTTTAAAATATAAAAATTTTAAAATTGATCCAATTTGTATAGATTCTGGTATTTCCTTAGGACTATTGAATTATTTTTTAAAGGGTAATCTTAAAAAACTAAACAATGTTTATTTAGGTCCCTTACCTAATTATGCAGACATAAATATATTTAAAGATTTCGACATAGTAGATAGTGATGAAAATAAAGTTGCTAAACTATTAAAAGATAATCCAGTAGCTTTGTTTCAAGGTAGATCAGAACAAGGTCAAAGAGGATTAGGTAATAGATCTTTATTAATAAACTGTTTTAATAACAAAGCTATAGAAAAAATAAATGCTATAAAAAATAGAGAATGGTATAGACCTTTTTCACCTAGTGTAATTGAAGAAAAATCTCATATACTTTTTGATATGCAGGGAAAAGTATCTCCTTATATGATGTATGTTTTTAAAACAAAACAAAATTTATCCAATGTTTCTGCTGTTGATAGAAGTAGTAGAGTGCAAACAGTTAATAAAAATCAAAATATTAATTACTATAATCTATTAAAAGCCTCAGATGGTATTCTTTTAAATACTAGTTTAAATTTTCCAGGACAGGTGCTTGTAGAAAATCTACATGATTTAAAATTTATGTTTATAAACTCACCTTTGAAATATGCTTGGTTACCTGATATAAATAAATTAATAATAAAGAGATGAAGGAAAAAACAGTTAATATAAATAATTTTATAGGTGTTTACGATAATTACATTACACCTGAAATGTGCAAAGATGCAATTAAATTATACGAAAATCAAAATAAATTTAATAATACAGTTAATAGAATAGGATCAGAAAAATCTTCGATACTACAAAAACAAGATCAACAATTTTTCGCAAGTGGTAACAATTTGGATGTATGGTGGGAAGACCTCAAAACAATGGTGGTAAATTTTGATGTAGCTTGGCAACACTATATTAAAAATACAGGTGCATTAGATGCTTACGGTATGGAAAGCTTTTATTATACAGGTTTAAAAATTCAAAAAACTTTACCCACTGAAGGTTATCATGTGTGGCACATTGAACATGGTAAAGGATTTTATAATGAACCTCGTGCTTTTGTTTTTTCTATATATTTAAATGATATTCAAGAGGGAGGAGAAACAGAATTCTTACATTTTTCAAAAAGAGTAAAACCTGAAACAGGTAGAATAGGTATTTGGCCTGCTGCTTTTCCATACGTTCACAGAGGTAATCCACCTTTATCGGGTGAAAAATATATTTTAACTTCTTGGATGATGTTACGATGAGTATGATGTAGGTCTTGCACCTAATCTAGCGATCTTATCAGATTCACTTTCACCTTCAACATTATCGTTGTCCCAATTAGATTGTAATTGAGCTAAGTGAGCTGCATCCCATTTGTCTATGAAATCTTGAATAGGACCTAAAGTAGATTCATCGTAAGCAGAGTTTGCAGTTGCATCTCTATATTCCACTGCATCAGTAGATACACTTGTTCCATGTTGAATAGCCCAGATGTTAGAAAACTTAGCTTGATTCCAAAAAGAATCATCATTTATAGTATAAGCACCAGCTCCATCACCACTTTGTTTGATGACTGTTTTATCTTCAAATATTACTGTCCATGTTGCATTAGTTGCCATTATTATTCTCCTTAAGTTTTAATTACGTACATTACTGTTAAATATGGTTGTAACACTGAAGTAGCATCTCCACTAAAAGTTGCACTCATGTTGTGATCGTGACCTGTACCAGAACCTGTGCTTCCGGTTGGGTTGGTTGACACTCTTGATGACGTTCCACCACCCGGGGTAGGAGTACTTCCCCCAGAACCACCTGGGTGAGAGTGGGATGCTAGTTGCGCTGTTGATAAAGTTGCGTTAGCTGTTGAACCTCCAACGTTTCCAGTTGAAGTTACCGTGTTTGCTCCACCAGTTGAAGCTAATGCTTTAGTTCCAGATTTTGAAACTGCTACGTTATCTTGTAAATCAGGTACGTTAAAAGTTGCTGCACCATCTCCAACTCCATAAGTAGTTGAAATAATTGCAAATAAATCTGCGTAAGTTGTTCTTGAAACTGCTTGACCATTACATTCTAAGAAACCTGTTGGTACAGATCCAGTAGACCATGGAACAATAGTACCTGTAGGAATACCTTCGATACCGGTAAGATTTGCACCAGAAAAATCGTATTTTGTAGCTTCGTAATTTGACATAATCTATTATCTCCTATTTCTCTGTGTAAGTCCACCCAGTAGTAGCATCACCAGAATAAACTAATGAGAAAGCTGCGCCTTGTGTATTAACTGTTAAATCAGATCCTGCGTTAGCGATGTTAGAACTATTTCTACCAACAACTAAAGCATTTGAATCGAAATCATAACCTTGGTCTACAAATGAAACCGTATCGCCTGTATTTGGCGACGCTGGAAGTGTCACTGTGACTCCTCCACCATTTGTATTTACTAAAAGTTGAGCACCTGCCTGAACTGTTTCAGCCGCAGTAATTGCTCTCCATACTTTTAATTCAGAACCTTTATAAACGTTAGTTCCGTCAGACCATAATTGATAAGTGTGGCCTTCACATAAAAGAATTCCTGTTCCAGAAGAAGTTTTAAAAGTTAAAGTGTATCCTGCGTGATCACATCCATCCCACACTGTGTATGTTTTTTCTACAGAGTCAGGGATAGAAACTGTAAGATTTGCTTCTAAAGTACCTGTTAATTTTATTACTTCGTTTTTTCCATTAGAAACTGCACCATTAGTAAAAGTTAATGATCTAGCACTGTCAGTTATATTAAAAGTATCATAACCACCAATTGCTTGTTCTAGGATTAATAAGTTTGTATTTGTAATTTGTCCCCAAGTTCCCGAGTTTTCACCGGTTGCTTGTACTGTAAGTTTTAGACTTGCTGATGTCGAGTTAGCCATTTTTAATTCCTTATATATTCATATTATTAAAAAAAGTGGTTTCTGTCAAACCCCTTTATGCAGCCACTACTTGCCATCCAGGTGGATCTATAGGTGCTGAACCCGTATCTACTTCGTTCCAGATTAAAGCACTACCACTTCCTACAGCTACAGTCAACCCCAATCCAGTTACATCTATGTCTGCATTTGCTGTAACAGAAGTACCTGTTCCTAATGCTGCTGTTAATGCTTGCCCTGTAATAGCGGCTATTGTATTTGCATCACCAACAACTGTGCCTAATGCTGCTGTTAATGCTTCTCCTGTAGGAGTAACAACATGATCTGCTACACCGGATATAGTTCCTAAAGCGGCAATCATGAAATTGCCTGTAATCATCGCATCTGGTGCGGGGTCTATATTAGCTAAAGTTAATTGTGCAACATTTAAAGTATTGGCCGTAATAGTTGCATTAGCTTGAACCGAAGCACTAGCTAAAGTAGCTGTTAATGCTTGACCTGTTACACTTACATTTGCCCAATCTCCTTCAGCGCCCCAAACCCATTGACCCCAAAAATATCTACCCCAACCTGATTGGTTATAGGCTTCAATATTTCCGAGAGCCATCGTTGCAAGGTTAGTACTTAACATTGCATCAGGGCCCGCGTCTGCGCTTGCGAGTGTAAATGTTAAAGCCTGACCTGTTGGATATGCACTGGTAGTTCCAATTACGGATGATGGACTAGAAATGGCAGCAGTTAAAGCTTGACCGGTAGGAGTATTAATATAATCGGTTTTACTTGTTTCATTACCCAAGGAAGCAGTTAATGCTTGCCCTGTTAAACTAACAGTAATATTACCGAGTAAACCCCAGGTACCGAAACCCCAGGTTAGTTTATTCCATCCTGCTGACATAGGAAGTTACCTCCCTATTATCCTGAGACTCTAAGAATTGCTGCTGTTGAAGTTGCTGCTGGGAATTGAACTGTGAATGTACCAGAAGTAGCCGTTTTGTCTCCACCGAAATCTAAAATACATACCGCTGAATTTGTAGTAGTTGATGATGTATTATAAATTAATGCTCCTCTAGCAGTTAACGTAACACCTGTCCACGAACGATCTGCCCAATCAACTCTCGCTACACCTGCAGTCATAGAAGTTCCTGAATTAACAAGAGCTCCACCACCTGCTGTATATTGACCAGAGTTTCCAACTTCCTGAGAAGCTGAATATGCAGTAGTCGCTGAGTTAAGAGTAGCCGTGGATTCATAAAGAGCTATCTTGAATTTATCACCGCCAGAAGCCTTCCCGTTGAAGTCTCCTTCCATCAATAACTTTTTAAAGTTGTTTGCAATTGCTTGTGTTATAGCCATGTTTATCTCCTTAACTTATTTTCCTATACGAGGAACACCGCTTTGATATTCGTCTCGTCTTCGTCTTCCCATTTGTTCTATTGAGAAGCCTTCAATAACTTGTTTATACTTTCCTTCGTATAATTGCAAGAGATCATTTGGCCCCTTTAGAAAAGAAAATGCTTCTATAAGGCATGCATACAAAAGCCCATTGGGAAAGTAAAGACTTAAATATGTTGTCGTATTTGTACTAGATAATCCAGGGTCTTTCAAGATATAATTTAACTGGATTGTATAGGTCGCATCCGGGGTTGGAGCCACGACTATAGTATCGTTATCCCACCAACTATAATATTTAGGAACCCCTGTCGCCCCTTCGGGATTAAATTCTGACATGAAACTTGTATCTCTATATTGTAAAAAATCTCTATTGCTTGAAGCTCCTACTCCTGAAGAATCTGTTATTTGAGCGGATCTAATAACCAAGGCGTCTGCTGGTGTATCAATAAATCTTGTTGAAGCAATCAGCTGAGCAGTTTTATATCTTCTACTCGCATCCATATCTATTTCCCTTTGAATTCTCCACTCGGCATCCTCAATAAAACCATTAATGATAGCGTCCGTTAAAACAGTTGAAGTTACTTCTGTATAATTTCTAATTTTGTCAACTAA